ACTACGTTAGAGGACGGACTTCAGTGTTATATCATAAGTGTTATGGACTATCCGTTACCTCTTGATGCAGATTAAGCTTCGCAAAAAATACAATTTATTTTATGAAAGGAGGTGATTTCAATGTCGAAGAATTTAATGAATATTCTGGGACTTTCAGCAACGGTAGTCGGTATCGGCGCGACACTGGTATCGAACATTGTTAACGAAAAGAAAATGGAAGAAAAGATTGAAGAAAAAGTCAACGAAGCACTGGCAAAACAAGAAAAAGAAGAGGAGTCCTAAACAGGGACTCTTTTTCTTTCGGGAGGGGAGGTTATGAATGAGTCTGCGGCAGAGGCGGCGAAAGTGTATTTAAAGCGACATCTTTTTCCGCCGCAAAAAAACTGGCCGAAGTATTATTTTGAAGAACGGTCATATTCGCAGTGGGCCGCGAAAGAAATAATAGAGAGGATTGTAAGTTCAGAAAAAGACCCGTATGAAATCATTCGATCGTTTATTAACGAAATGGATAATCTATCGGGAGTAAAGGAGGGAACGCGCTCGGAATTTATATTTGCAACGGCTCGCGACACGGCAAAGACTATTTTACTTTATCTATCAAAAAAGGAGGGTTCATATGGCAATATTTAAATCTGCGCGGTCAGTTATGATGAGACACAGTCCTGCATTACTGACCGGAATGGGCGTTGCCGGGATGATTACAGCCTCTATTCAGGCGGTTAAAGCTACCCCGAAAGCTCTTTCGATTATCGAAAAAAGAGAGGAGGAAGAGCTCGAGAAAAACGAATATTTTTCCAAGTTTACTCGTTGGGGCGTTGTAAAAGAAACTTGGAAATGTTATATCCCGGCGAGTATAACCTGCGTAATGTCGATTGCGTGTTTGGTAGGGGCAAGTTCGATAAACCATAAACGTAACGCGGCATTGGCGACGGCGTTCGCCTTATCGGAAACGGCTTTAAAAGAGTATAGGGCAAAAGTCGTTGAAACAATCGGCGAGAAAAAGGCGCAGACGGTTAGGGACGCGGTAGCGAAAGACCAACTTGACAGACTTACGGCAAGTTCAAAAGAGGTTATTGTTATCGGCGATGGAAAGACGATGTGTTATGACCCAGTGTCAGGACGTACGTTCATGTCCGACATAGACAAAATTAAAAAGGCGGAGAACAGCTTAAACCGCCTAATGCTCGAAGACGGAGTGGTAACACTTAATGACTTCTACTTCGAAATCGGACTCGACCAAATAAAAATGGGAGACATGCTCGGATGGAGCGTCGACAAAGGTCTTATAACCTTTAATCTGAGTGCAATACTTGGTTCAGATGGGAAGCCGTATGTTGTCGTAAATTACGACATCGCTCCTACGTACGATTTCAGAAAGTAGCAATGCGCGAAAACAGCAACGACTTTTATGGAAACAATTTTATTATTTTAAAGGAGGAACAAAAAAATGGAAACCAATGAAATCAAAGCAGTCGAGGAAATTATGAATCCGGCGGAAGAGTTTGTTAACGCGAAAGCTTTTGGAACGAAATGTATCGTGGGTTTCGGCGTAGGAGTATTGGTCGGGGTATTAGCTGCCAAGTACATCATTGCGCCGGCGTTCAGGAAAATTAAAGCTACGAAAGAGCCGCGAACGGACGATGTAGAAGTCGAAGTGACAATTGACGACGGCGATGATGAAACGGAGTAGGTAAATCCGAAAAATGAATTGTTGAGAATGGGAGTCTTTACAAAGGCTCCCTTTTCTTGTTCAGAAAGGAGAAACGCATGGAAGAATTCAAACCAAATTCTTACCTGTCTAAAAAAGAAGGGCAACTTATTCCGGAGAAAAAAATCGAAAAAGTCATCGCCGGAACGGCTAAGACCAAAAAGAAAAACGAGTTTTGTAATATGCTCATATCCGAAGACGCGGGAAACGTCAAATCTTATATTTTAATGGACGTGTTAATTCCGGCATTTAAGAAATTGATATCTGATATTGTTACAAACGGTGTTGATATGTTTCTTTACGGGGAAACGAGAGGTTCTAAAAAGAGTAGCCCATCGTCAAAAGTGTCATATCGTAATTATTACGATGAAACTAATAATTCCAGAGAAAGTCGCAACGAGAAAAGAGGATACCGTTACGACGACATAATACTGGACACTCGCGGCGAAGCTGAAGAAGTGCTCATAACCCTCGAGGAAATCATATCGAAATACGGGCTCGTAAGTGTTGCCGACTTGTACGAAATGGTAGGTCACACGGGCTCGTACACTGACAATAATTATGGGTGGACGGACATTAGAAGTGCACTGATAAATCGAACACGAGACGGATATTTACTCAAATTACCGAGAGCGCTTCCGTTAAATTAAGGAGGAGAAAATGAAAAGGTCAGACATCTTGGAATTGGCGACGAACATTGTCTGCGGCGAGCGCGAAAAAGAGTACGGTTCGCCGGAAGATAATTTTGCACTTATTGCCGAATTTTGGTCGTCGTATAAAGATGTGGTGTTTACAGCACTTGACGTGGCTATGATGATGGCGCTTCTCAAGATAGCCAGAATCAAAACCGGTGAAATAAAGGCGGATAATTTCGTTGACTTGGCAGGTTATGCCGCATGTGGAGCGGAATGCTCAATAATAAAACCTTTAGAGGAGGATATTTAACCATGAAAAACGTATTAACAAACGCATTTAACAAGATTTGCCTCGGTGCACAAAAACACAGCCCCGAGATATTTGTTATTGCGGGCGTTGTCGGGGTCGTAACAAGCGCGGTTCTTGCGTGCAAGGCAACTACTAAGGTAAGCACGATAACCGCCGATGCGAAAGAAAAGCTCAATAAAATCAACGACTGCCTGACCAACGAATCGTTAAAAGACGAGTATACACCGGAAGACGGTAAAAAAGACAAGGTAATTGTTTATATTCAAACTGGCGTTAAATTGGCGTGTCTGTACGCACCTGCGGTTGGACTCGGCGTTATATCTATCATGAGCATATTACATTCTAACGGTATTCTCAGGAAAAGAAACGTAGCGTTGACGGCTGCATATTCGGCAACATCTAAAGCGTTTAAAGAGTATCGTGACCGGGTAATTGCCCGATTCGGAGAGCAAACCGACAAAGAATTAAAGTACAACATGGTGCAAAAAGAAATCGTGGAAACGGTTTTTGACGAAAACGGAAAAGAAAAGAAAGTTAAAAAAACGGTCGATGTCGTTGACGCGGCTCTCGGTTGCAGTGAGTATGCCAGATTCTTCGATGAAAGTTCTCCGTATTGGGAAAGGAACGCAGATTATAACCTTATGTTTTTACGCGCAGAACAAACTCACGCAAACAACCTTTTAAGGGCAAACGGATATTTGTTCTTGAATGAGGTATATGACCGTCTTGGATTACCGCGTACGTCTGTCGGGCAAATAGTCGGTTGGCATTACGACTCTGAGAATCCGACCGGCGATAATTTTGTAGACTTTGGTATATATGATGTTCACAAGGAAGCCACGCGTGATTTCGTCAATGGGTACGAACGGTCTATATTACTGGACTTTAATGTCGATGGTAATATTCTGAACTTGATATGAGAGAGGGGGTTTTAGTATGAAATACGCGACAGCTATTATATCCTATGCACTTGCGGCTTTATCAGGCGTCTGCTTTTTAGGCGGTTTAGTAGTATTAGCGGGCGGAAGGAGGGGTGAAGCATGCTTGGGTTAGGTAACATTATCTTGATGTTCGACCGCGTGTTGGACTCAGATAGAAAACGGCACATCACCGCCGGTATATTGATAAGCCTGTCTATGATGTTAGCAGGCTTTACACTAACCGTTATGACTATTAAAAAGGAGGATTACCATGTTTATTAAATCTGCTATTATATTCGCTATTGGAGCGGTCGTAGGTTCCGCGACTACTTACGCGGTTCTGAAAAAGAAATATGAGTTGATTACTCAACAGGAGATTGACTCGGTTAAAGAAGCCTTTGAAAAGCGGAAGGCGAGTGCCGAGCAAAAAGCAGCGGAATATGCAAAGAAGAAACCGGATATCAAAAATTTATATCCGGGATTAAAGCTCGTGTCAGATAAGAGAGGAGATAATATGAAGCCTTACGTTATTACGCCTGCCGAGTTCGGAGAAAACGAGGAATACGACACCGTAACGCTGAAATATTACGCAGATAAAATTCTGACAGACGAAAACGATGAACCCGTTGTTGACATCGACAATACTGTTGGTTTTGATTCGCTGTCGACTTTCGGCACGTACGAGGAAGACGCGGTGTATGTCCGAAACAACCGACTCCGTTGCGATTTTGAAATTCTCGCGGACGAACAACGTTATGTCGAAGATATTATCAAGAATCTTCCTCCTACATGAGTCGGAATAGGGGGGTAGTCGGCGTGACAAAAGAAAAAATACAACGTGACTATTTTGATTGGCTGTATCGAATTATTTACCAACCTCGTGAACGCGCCGTATCAAAGTTCAGTGTTTGGTTTAGGAAACTCTGTATTCAACTTCATAATACAGAGTTTACCTACACCATGGCGTTAGACGGAAACAGAGCCGATGATGGAATAAATCTTCGGTATCGTTTTGGAAGTGAACGCCGTTATGAAGACGCGATGGTAGCCTCGTATTTGGACGACAGAGAGTGTAGTGTGTTTGAAATGATGGTCGCTCTTTCTATCCGTTGCGAGGATCATATTATGGACGACCCGGTAGTCGGAAACAGAACCGTTCTTTGGTTTGGGAGCATGATTGACACTCTCGGACTTCGTTATACGGACGATACGGTATTGGACGAGGGGCAAGTTGATCGTGTTATTAAACGATTCTTAAACCGAAAATACGGTTCTAACGGCGAGGGCGGGCTGTTCAGAGTAGAACACCCTGAACGAGATTTACGTTATGTTGAAATATGGTATCAAATGTGCTGGTACCTGAACGAGGTTATGGCTTAAAGGAGGGGAGCATGTGGTAGATTTTATGTTAATCGCTTCCCGCAGTACAAAACGCGGAATTATCGAGATATATCCGAAGTTTATTATCAAAAAAAGCGCGGACTTGATGATTCGCGGCGGCGACTTTTACGCGGTGTGGGTTGAGGATCGCGGTTTATGGTCTACGGACGAACAATGCGTTTTGCAGATTATAGACCGCGAACTCGATAATTACGCAAAAGAAAACCGCGACAAATACGAGTCCGATATTCGGGTTCTGCATATGTGGGACTCGGAAACCGGAATGATTGACGTATGGCATAAATACTGTCAAAAACAGTTGCGCGATTCGTTTCACATGCTTGACGAGACAATTATATTTGAAAACACAAAAACCGTCAAGACGGATTACGCAAGCAAAAGATTACCGTACTCAATAAAAGAGGGCGACTGTTCCGCTTACGACAAACTTATGAGCGCTTTTTATTTGCCGGTTGAGCGTCACAAAATTGAGTGGGCTATCGGGTCTGTTTTATGCGGGGATTCAAAGAAACTTCAAAAGTATATTGTCCTGTACGGAGCTCCGGGAACAGGCAAGGGCACGGTGCTTGAATTGCTGATGAAGTTATTTGA